CTAGCTTTAGCACTTTGCTCTTGCTTATGCGACAAGTGTTTTGTGTGGTGATCTTTGGGCAGTTTAGTTTCCCAAAATGGTTTATCAGTCATTTCCGTACCAATAAAATGATGGCTACAATATTAAGCGAAATAATCACCATCTCGCCAATGGTAAACATTAAACCCATGTCAGCATCCCCACTTGCGGAGTGATTTATTAATGCGGCTATCTGGATCAGCAGCCTTAGCTGAGCCAGTCATTTTCCGCTTCATCCCGGTCATACGGGAACAAAAATTGTCATGACGAGGATTTTCTTTATCCTTCGTCGGTGCCTTAAGGTTGTGGCCTTCTGCTCGTGCAGAAGCGCGTCCCTTGGCGTTTAACCCGCCAGACGGTGATTTACCTTCAGAACGTGTCCATGCTGCGGTCATACTGCACCCATGAGAAAGTGAGGGGGCTTTTACACCCCCTCGCTAACATTAATCGTGTTCTGGCTCGTACGACTTGTGGCCTTTCGGCTCCATGCCGCGATTTGCCGTGGAGAGTGGGTGCATATTAGCGCCGACTTCGCCACCAGCTTTACGCGCCTTACGGTCTGCACGATGCTTGGCATGTTCGCCATGCATTGCATGTTCCGCATGAACGTGACCACCGCGCTTACGCTTTGCGCGATGTTCAGCCTTTGGATGCTCGTGATGATGCTCTTTGTGCATCATGTTGAGGTGATGAACCTTGCCACCATGCTTGCGCTTGGTGCGGCCACCATGCTTACGCTCTTGTGCTTCGTGTTCCGTTGGCGAATCCTTGCCTTCGTACACGTCCTTAACAGCAGCATCGGCATACTTTTCGCCGTGCGTACCGTCCTGCTCAGACTTAGATGCCTTCTTCATGGCCTATTCCCTTAGAAGTTGTAGTACTGGGTTAAGCCGAACAAGCCAGTCGCTGACTGAACATTGTAGGCTTGTGGTATCTGGCGGAACACATACTTGTTCGTGCCAGTGGACGGCGTAAGATTGACACCCGACGCATTTGCAAGGTCAATCGTGCCACGGACATCGCCCGTTGTAGCGGACGGTGTAGTACGGTCAGCAGGTAAGAACCCATTTGCAGCAAAACCTGTATTAACCGCTGGTGCAGTTTGAGAGTTACCAGAGTTAACAACAACTTCTGCCGAAGAGTCCGAACGGATTGGCAGACCAACGATTGCAGTTGTACCAACGGAATAAGCGTGGGTCGTATCAGCCGTACCGCCCGAAAGCACTACAGACTTAATGTACTTGAACGCCTTCTTACCGTTAACAGCGTTACCTGCCGAAATCGTAATAGCTTCCGACATTGGATATCCGTAGACATCGTAGCCGTTAACCGTTGCGGTTGCGTAGGTAGCACTTGCTGCTGCAGTAACGCTTACTGCACGGCCAACCATTGCCATTGGGTTCCAAAGCCAGATTGATGGCGATTGGATGTTCGTTGGGATTGCGCAAGATTGCACGTTTGGATAGGCCAAAGTAACCGTACCAGACGTGAATGTTACGTTCTGACTTAGCTGATAAGTACCAGTTTGTCCGTTACCAACCGTTGATGAAGTTCCCGTCGTCGTAATCTGCGAACCGATATAGACGCCAGAAGATGCACCAAGGGTTCCGCCCGTTACCGTCGTAGACGATGAAAGGAGAACCATGCCGGGTCCGATTGGCATACCACTGTTTGCCGTAACCGTCAGAATACCGTTCGTTGCCGAAGCGGTGACTGAAGCATAAGCATCAAGTGCAAGAACCGTATCCGTTGCGCCTGTATCCGAACGCGTAAACGTGGACGAATAATAGACGCCAGTAGTAGCGGAGTTAGTTGAAACGAGCGTAAGAGTTGCACTCGTAGGGTTTGCAGAAGCCACAATGGCTGCCGCTGCGTTTGTATATGGAACACCAGTGAAAGAAACAATGTCACTGAAGCCATACCATCCAAAATCTTGCGCTGCCTGTGACTCACCGGGAAGGTAAGTGAATGGAAGACGTGGATCAAGGATGCCGCCCCCCGCATAAAATAGCGAGGAGCCTAAGTCAGGGTTGTAGTCCGATGGTTGCGATGGGTTTTGCCCAAATACAATCAGTGGACCGGAGAATGCTGTATCAGCCATAGTGCCTTCTCCTTACGAGGTTGGGAACGAGCCGTAGATCGCGCGCCAGTTGTAGTAACCAAACGAATAACGCTCGTAGCCCTTGACCAGCAAGTTGTCAGTGACAAAATCGACTTGCATGTCTGTTTCAAACTTGATGCGTTCCATATACGCCAAGCCATCGATGTTGGTGAGGAGGAACCAAGCATAAGCCGAAGTCAAGAAGTCGTTGACCATATAGCCTTCGCTGAGACCGCCCGCAGTCATCATGATCGCGTTGACGTCGTTGTCCGCAGTACCCGGACGCAATTCAGTCTTCGTGAGACGGATTGCAACTGGTTCCAACTGTGGAGGAACGATTAGTTTGCGGCCACGAGCAAAGATTTTCAAGCCAGCCTGATCTTTGAAGTTCGTGCGGACTGCAATCATTGCGTTCAGCAAGGTAGCTTCGTTCAGGTCAACCTGAGTCGTTGGCGTGTTAGCAACCGTACCGCCGTCAATAGGATGCGCCGTGGAGCAGAGTGCTACACCGTCACCGCCAACTGCTGCGTTGTAGGTCGTTGCCGTGTTAAGGATGTTCGCGCCATAGATTTCTTTGGTCTGCTGGAAAGATTCCACCAAGCCAAGGTTCGAAGGCATGAACTGGGTCTTGTAGAGGTTGTCGTCAATAGCCTTACGGGTAATTGCGTAACCGAGTGCAATTTCCGTATGCTCTTGGTTCCAAACGAAGCGTTCGCCAGCGTTCGAATCAAAAGCGGTCTGGCCGCCTTCGGTCTTAAGCTGTGCAAGGCCGAGGTAACGCATTTCAGCGGTACGTTCGAGAGCCATTTTCGACTCATGCTTCGTAAAGATTTTGTCGTACTGAGATGAAATCATCTCGTACTTGCCTTCTACCCCGCGTAAGCCGGGGAGGAGAAGGTCACGGATCTGTGAGAGATTAACAGCCATAGTACCTTACTCCTTAGCTGATGCCAGTTGGGCCAGCGCCGTTGCTGCGTAGCCATTCGTTGTTGAAGCCAACAATGACGTTGCAGTACTGCGAGGTTGGGTCGCCGCCGTTTTGAACACCAACTTGGTAATCAATGACGACGAATGGGAAGGTTGCAGTCGTCGCAAGCGACGAAAGATATGCACCGGAACGACCCGTTGACGTGTTGCCCGTACCAATGGAGAACTGGGCATATTGGCCCTGAACGCCAGAAGTCTGCGTGGAAAGTGTACCCGTGATTGGGAACGATGACGTGCTGGTCTGGACGATGAAACGAGCATTTGGATCATCAATGACGTAAGCTTCTACGTCGCCAGTTGCACCGGAGCCGGGCCAATAGCTGGACCAGACCGTGCGGCCAAGAGATGTGTTGAGGTATTTGCAACCAACAAAAATACCCGCGAGGGTCGTTGAGCCGGGCGAAGCCTGAACAATGTAACCGTTGGCGCTGCTTACCGCTGGCATTACTGGATCGCCAGTGTAGATAGCACCTGAACTTGACGCAATACGGCGTACGGATTGAGCGAACGTAGGCGCACCACCCGCACCACCCTGATACTGCGTAAAGCCAAAATACGCTTGCGTATTAGCCATAGCAATTTTTCCTGAGTGATGAGGTTACTATGCGCCAAGCACTGTTAACCCCGACAAGATAACCCGCCTCCCACAGGGCAGGTTAGAGGCAGTCCTCATTCATTAGGAATGGGCATAGCCTCGTAGGACTTTTTCACCTGTGGGCGAACACGAGCATCCTCGCGTGTCATTGTTCCATCAGGCGTGGTACTAAGCTGTGCTTCTTTTGCACGAACTTGGTTCCTTGCACGACGCAATTCTATAGATTTTGCTTCGTCTGTCAACTCCTTAGGACGTTCCATCAAAATCATGCCGTCCCGCTCAATGGTAGCATAATTACCTGTAGGCATCATTGCCTTATGACGGGCATCGCGGTTTGCCGGAACAGGCGTCCAGCCAGCATCGGCCAAACGAATCTGGTAGGATGGATCTTCCTGATTATAAATGGTTTTACGTTTCCATTCATATGACCAACCTTCCGGGACAATATACGGGTCAATGAAGTACTGATCCGTGTTGTCCATGTCCAAGCCCTGACGGTGGGCGCGGATTTCCGCAACGCGTTTAGCTGCGCGTTCTGCAGGGCTGTCCTCGCGGACTTCGCCACGAACGTCTGGCCGGACATCCGGCTTAACACGTCTTGGTGTGAGTTTAGGCAATTCAGCTTTATCTTCAGCCATTTGGCTCTCCTATCAGTTAAGTTTACCTTCGCGCTTTAACGCGACCATGTTTTTGGCGTAATCTTCTGGTGTCATGCCCATCATCGATGCCATGTCGCGCATTTCTGCACTTAAGCGAACAACTTGGGACTTGCTTGGCGTACCGGAGGCGGTTCGTGTCGTTGGGGCAGCGGCTGGAGCCGTCCGTTTTTGAACTGG